AACTGGCTACCAGCAAATCTAGGTGCTAAAGTATCAAAAGGTCTTCTTCTAATCGCAGCAAAATCTATAATTTCACCTGTATCTTGTTCTTCTGGTGTTTGTTCTTCAAATCCTTTTGCAGTCGCTAATCCTGCAATACCAGAACCAAGAAAAGCTACTTTTAATGGATCTATTCCAGTTCTATCTTTATTCATAATTAATAAATCCTTAGCCCTTCTACCTGATGCAAGTAATCTTTCAGAAAGAGTTGGTTTTACACTAGGCATGCCTGTTACACCAACATCTATCATATTTGCTCTTGTGAAAGGAGCTGCACTTGCGCTTGTGCTTAAACTTGTTCGTACAGGGCTTGCTACATTAATTGCACTTCCATAATCTTGTATTCCTACAGGTGATGCGCTTACACTAGGCATACCTGTTACACCAACATCTCTCATATTTGCTCTTGTGAAAGGAGCTGATGTTGATTTAGCAGCTGCGCTAGAAGTTTGAGTTCCTGTTTGACCTCCGGCAGGAAATGCCTTTGCAGTTGCTCCACCTATTGCTGCTGATAGTGCAATGTCTTTAAAATCTAAATCTTCACCTGTTGCAAGTTGCGTAATACCTGTTGTTGCTCCTGATATTAAAGCTGCTTGTTGTGCTGCTGTTAATCCTTGTAAAAATGATGCTTGAGCCATGGCTGGTCCTAACGCGTATGGTGCTGCAACAGCTAATAATAATTTACCTGTTGGACTCTTTGCAACTTTTTTTAAAGTTTTAGTTACAGTTTTAAAAGGTTTTCTAACTGTCTTAAATGCTTTTTTAACTATGCTACCTAATCCATAAGCTTGTCTTGCTTCATCAGTGTCTTCTAAAAAGCCACCATCTGCCATAAATCTATATGCTATTCTATTTAAATCTAAACCTTGAGATTGCATTGCTCCGGGACTCATGATTCCCCCACCCATGGCTCTGTTATAGTCTTCTTCACTACTATAACCAAGTTGCATCCATAATGGCATTTGATCACGACCTGCTCCATCTCTTGTTGGTGGATTAAATCCTCTTGGAGGTCCAGCAAAAAGATTAAATTTACCTGCACCAGTTAAACCAAATTTTGGTCTATTAATTTGTTTCTCTATAGTTGCAATTCTTTCGTTTCTTGCAACAGCTCTAGAGAATTTAGATCCTGGCCCTACAGCACTTCTATCAACACTTCCTCTATCTCCTAAACCTGGATTTCCTGGTCTTCCTGTTTCAGGTCCTTCGTCTCTCCCAGAATCTCTTCCTCCACCTTGAAGTCCTATACGTCCTCCTAGTGCTAGTAATTGTTTTGCTTGTTGTGATCTTGTTATGGCCATTTGTCCCTTTTATTTTGTTTTACCTAATAAATCAAGGCTTGGCATTATCAGTCTGACATCTTTTCTTATCTCAGATTCAGGTATACCTTTTGCTTTCCACTCAGCATCATCCTTATATTTTTCGCCTGTCTTCATATTAGTTATTGTTGTTATTACTTCTTTTGGTTCTATCACTGGTAGATCTTTCATTATGTTGTTACCTCTCTTGGCTGTATCTCTAATATTGAAGCTATGACATGCAGTTCGTTTGCGTCAGAAGCTTGTACTTTTAATATCTCACTTTCCTCCATTACAAGTGGGTTGGTTAAAAGTTCTGTTGTGGTAATTGTTGCTATAGTTTTTGTCTTAAACAGACTAAATATGTTACCACTAGCATCTACTAAAGTAACGTCTATATTGCATCCAGATCCTGCATCGTTACATACTAATATAGATTTAACAACAGCTGTTTTGAAACTAGGCACTGTGTACAGTGTAGTTAAATCTGTTGTAGTTAAATCTACTTTTTTATTTATAAAACTATTAGCCATTAATTTAAAAAGAAGTTAAATGCTTCTACCTCCTCTTTTAATTCTTCTTGATACGTGGTATTTAATTTTTCAACAATAGCATCTAAATCTCGAACTTGAGATTCTGCTACAGTAAAATCATATTCTTTTGATGCTCTTGTTAATACTTGTGCTATCTTTGCCATTATCTACGTCCATCTGGTTGTATGTCTAATCTAAAAGTTCCTAACTTCCAGTTTTGACTAGTTGATATATTTTCTACTTTTAATGCTATAGCCCTAGCTCTTGCTCTAGTATCTATTTTTTGTGTTGATGTGGTTATATCAAAAGGACCTAATGAAGAGCTAGCAGCAGTGTCATTTGGAAAATTTCTTAAATTTAAAGTAATTCTAGTGTCACCTGTTTGAGATATAAAATCAGGAATAAATCTTCTTATCTTCATTAAGAACTCTCCATCACCTCTAAGATCGGCTGTTCCTGTTGTAGCCCCTCTAGCTATTCTTTGAGTAATATCAAAGTCTCCAGATAATATATTGGCGGTTATAGCAGTTATAGTTCCGTTTCTATTTTGATCTGTCCCTGTTTCGTGTTCATAGTATGATGTTCTACCTTCAGTATTTCCAACAACATCAAAAGATGTATCAGTAGATGCATCGTATTCTAAAGCATGTGGTTTACCAAATACTGCAGAATCTCTCCACATTGTTCTTGCTAAACTACCCACAGTCCATACTGGTCTCCGTGGCGATGAATCAAAATAATTATATGCAACCATTCTATTTACAACAGAAGAGTTTAGTTCTGGATAAAACCACATAACCTCACCAAATAGATTATTTAACCCAGCAGATACCATTTGATTACCAGATTCTAAATTTATATTATCAAATACAAAATCTTCTACTAAACAAGGTAATGATTCTAGTTTACCGGCATATCTAAAAAAACCATTCTCTGACATCCAGTATGCAGCACCATCTACTTCAACACATGCATTTTGTCCAACAAGTCCACAGTTAGTTCCAACTTGTGCGAACGCAAATGTAAACGGTTGACCAACAAAACGTTGTGTAAATAGAGCTGTGTCTGTCCAAACATATATTGCATCTCTACCTCTAATGGCTCCTCTAATCTGTGATCCATCAGCCAATCTTTGTGTACCAGCTGTATTGGTTGCTGTAGGTGTATACGTATTTATATCCTCTTGATCTGAAAATCTAATAAACATATCATCTTGAGTATCTGGATCACCAATGGTTGTTTCTGTGCCATAAAATACTAAGTGTCTATCTGGAGTAGAAACTACCACGTGACGAGATGCTGTTGGTGCACCTGTAATAATTGTAGCTCTTGTTTCTGTTGCATTTGACAATGCAGAGTTCCAAGAGAATACAGCACTATCGTGAATTAAACAAATGGCTCTATCACCAAAATTATCTAATGACCACATACCAGGATCTAAAACTAAATCACCTGATGCTGCTTCACCCCATGCAACAAAGTCTGAAGAGTTTGTAACTGTGGCTCCATCAGAGTGTGCAGATCTTGTAGAATTTCTAACTGCTCTTGTAATCCCTGTTAAATTATTTCCAGAAACACCTGTATAAGATATTTCTTCATTACCAACTTGTATAAAATTAGTCCCTGAACTTGGAAACTGTGAAGCGTCTGTTAAAGTTATAGAGGTTCCTGATCCACCTGTTCCTGCAGTATCATTTAATAATGCACCGTTTAACGTTGTGGTTCTTGCAGATGTGTCTTCACCACCCCAAGATCCTAGACCCCAACCAAAACCTTTTGCCTGTACGGCTGGACCCACAGGATAATAATGCTGAACTCTAATACCACCAGAGGTTGTTGCACCAGAACCTGATTCATTAGATGGCATCGTGATTGTTAAGGTAGTGGCTGTTGGAACTGTTGTTACCATAAATTTTTTGTCATCAAAATCAGACGCACTAAAATTAGATCCTGTAATTGTAGAAAAATTGTCTAATAAAATTATATCTTGTGGATTTATACCATGAGATGTGCTGAAAGTTATTGTAACAGTTGGTGATCCGTTGGTCGTGGTGAACGCGCTAGTGAGCGTTGTTGTAGATTTAATAGGGTGTATGTCATAAAATACACCTCCAGAAAAAGCATATAAAATTCTGTTTGTTCCAATAATGGAGTATTTTCTTGATAAGCTATTTATGAAATGGTGCATACCTCGACCCGCACCTGTTAATTCATTTGATCCTGTGCCACCTAACTGATTCCACCCACCTATTTTTTCTGGTGAACCATATCTAAATCTAACATTATCACAGTCAACCCATTGGCCCTCTGCTGTGGTTTCTGAAATCTGTTTATTTATACCTGGCTGAAATCCTATTTTTTGCAACATAATATACCTTTTTAAGTAAACAGCTGGATATTATATTTAAAATTACCATAAATCAACATGGTTATTTTCCGTAAACACAGTCTCCTACAACCAAAAAATCAAGATCAGAGTGTTTTAAAAGAGCAAAAGCATCTTCAGGTTTGCCTGCTATAGGTCTACCATTATTATTTAAGGACGTGTTTAAAAGCATGGGTAGTCCTGTTAATTTTTCAAACTCATCTAATAATCTATAAAAATATTCATGGTTTGGTTTCACAGTTTGTATTCTACTTGTTTTATCCACATGTGCTATTGAATCAAAAACTTTGTTTTTAAATTTAACATTGTATAACATAAACTCACTTTCACCTTCCCAATCAAAATAATTTTTTGTTTTGTCTAACTTTATAGAGGCAGCAAAAGGTCTATAGTCCTCTCTGTGTTTTACTTTTTTATTTAATATAGATTTACCATCTTTAATTTCAGGACTCATTAATATAGATCTATTACCTAAAGCTCTTGGTCCAATCTCACCGTGCCCTTGATACCACCCAACAATTTTACCTTTTGCTAATCCCTTAGCTGTTTGTTTGATTAAAGTGTCTGAAGGTGTAGTATCTGGTTCTACATCTGTTTGCCAAAATGGAAAATTACTTTTGTCAAAAACAGGTTGTTCATATTGTCTTCTTAAAAATTCAACACAACCTAAACTTAATCCTTCATCTGCACAATGAGGTGGTATAACAATATTATTAGATAATTTTTTTATATTTGTATTTATACAAATATTTTGTGCTACTCCTCCAGAATATGTAAAAGTGTGTTTATCAATATATTTTGTAAAAAAATCTGGAATTATTTCTTCCATTCTTTTATGCACTGTTGTTACAAAATCTAATACTTTGTGTCCAACAACAATATCACTGCCTACGGTTTTACGAAAAACTTTAAAATCATATATATTTTTAGACTCTTCAAAATTAAATTGTTTTATGTAATTGTAAAACTCTTTGTTAACGTGACCAAAAGATTGAAGTGCCATAACCTTACCGGCTATATCCATATCTAATCCTTGCACATTTAATAGTTGTTTACTTTCGTAAGATAAAAATTTACCTAAAGAGTATATGTCGTTTAGTGTATAGTGTTTAAGTAATTTATTATTTTTAAACACGCTACAAGATTTTTCAAAATCTCCATAACCATCTATAACAAAATCAACGTCAGAGTTTGAGGTTAACATCCATGAGCTTAGACTATGTGCATAGTGGTGATCTATTTTATAGATAGGACATTTTAATTCAGTAAAAATTGGATAGGGTATGTTTATTAATTGATAAAGATCATCTGTTTTACAATCACTTAACCATGGAAATTGATATGAATCTAAAACAAATGCAATAGCATCAATGTCTTTTAGATTATATTTTAAATAAAATGAGGATTCTAACCAAGAAAAAATATCATTATAAGCAAAATGCTTTATTTGATTTGTTCTTTCTGGTTTAAAATATTTTACATTAACACCATCAGTGTATGTAATATTAGAGTCGTGCTCTCCGACCCTAACTCCTAAAAATTTCATATACTTATATTTCCACTTATAGTTACAGAGTTTTTAGCTTTTTTAACCATGTGCTCTAAATAACTAGGAAACAAAATCATTTGATTTTGTTTTACTTGAGGAAAGAAAATACAGTCAATATATGGGTCTACTTTAGTTGCATAAATCATATCATGACTTGGATGAAAAAATACTGTTTGTGGTTTTTCAAGTTTTTCGTATAGAGTAAACGAAAAAGAAGAATTAGGGTGTGTGTGCCTTTCTTGAAAATCATTATTATAAATATTTCTCCAAACATTTATAATTTTGCAATCATAAATTTTAAAGTCTTGTAAACAATTAATTATTTGTTCTTTTAAATATTTTACACCTTTTTCCGTCATTTTATTGTTGTTACTTGAGTGAGAAGATAGAGTGTCACTTAACCACGTTTTCTTATACTCTTCAGTAGTAAGTTCAAGTTTTGAACTATCTATATCTTCAATCCATACGGGTGTTGGAAATATGTTGTATTTCATTCATCTTTCGGTTTAATTAAATCTTTTCCTCCTCCTAAAGAGTTTAATTTTTTAATGTCTTCAGGAAAATTTTCTTGAAAATTAACTATGATTGACATTAGATTATTAACTATATGTTTTAAAGATTCTGCAGGAAGCTCAAAACATTTTTTTTCATTTATAATTTTTATTTCTAATTCAGAAAATTCAATTCTAGCTGACCCGTCTTTTTTATACTGCATTATTTTCATTCGTGTACAACATTCCATTGATTAGATGGGTCTCCTTTAAAATCTGCATATTTACCATTTTTATCAACGTAGTGAAGAAAAGCTTGAATGTGATAATCTCCATCAAAAGGTTCTCTCCAGTGCTCTATATTGCAGCCATTATAAATTACAGCATCTCCTTTATTTAACATGATTTCTTCTCCACCCATAAAAATGCCCCAATCGTTTTTATCAGAGTCAATAAAAACAGTTGAACTTATTTCACATGAGGGTCTATCTTTGTGTTTTTTAAGCTCTGCACCATAAGTATAACATCTCCAATAAGTATAAGTTTCATATAATTTAATATTAACTTCTTTTTCAATTAAAGGTCTTTTTTTATATAAAATAGTTTGTATTAAAGGATCTTTGTAAAAAGCAGTATCACCACAATTATTTTGAATCGTATCAAAATTTTTTGCGTTATCAAAATGTCTTATCTTGCAGTATTCTTTTAACAAACCTATTTCTGTTTTATTTAAAAAATTACGAATAATTTTATATTTTAATTTATCTACACCAACCATGATACTATCGTATACCTTGTTCCTTTCGTTACTTTTTCAACAGAGTGTGGATACAGAAAGGTTGAAGGCCATATTATAACTCTGCCAGGCTTTGGATACACCGTCCTAATTTTTCCTGGTCCTTTTTTTGGCTCGTGAAAAATTAACTCACCACCTTCATAATCATTATTTAAACACATAATTAAACTTAAAGTTCTAGGCAATGTACAGTCATGATCATGGTGTAATTTATAAAAACCACCCTCTTCATATTTTAAAGCCTCAAGTGACTGTATGTTTTTGCAATCTATTCCTCTATCTGCTTTTAAATTAAGAGTTTTTTCATATTCTTGGTATACTTTTATCAAAGTATAATTTAAAAAATTTTTCCAATGCGCATTACTATAACTGCTATCGTCAAACACCCATGTATTAGTGTTTCTAACTTCTTTATTAACAACTCCACCTTTAACCGGATTAACAACAAGTGCTGGATTAAATTTAACTTTATTAAGATATTTTATTAAAGACCCAACTATTTCGGGTTTCATAGCATTATCAAAAACTTTAATATAATCTTTTAATTCCATTTTTTTTTATTCCAAAATGTGTTTTTATAATTATTCCATAATAGCCTACTAACTTTTAACATTGAACTAAAAAATGTTTTTCTTTTTCCTTCTGAAAATTTTATTTTCCATTCGTCTCTTTTAAAAGGTATGACTTGAACATATGGGGTTCCTCTCTTTATAGTAGTTTCTAGTGTTGGATATCTATCCCCATTAATTATTATTGGAAAATTAATTGGTGTTTTAAATACATCAGTATCAACTATTCCAGATAAAACTTGAAATCTATCATCGTTGTTATTTAAAATAGGAACAAATAAGCATGAATATCCAGGTGGTGTTTTAATAATATATGGATTTAAAATTTTATAAAAAGGTAAATTTTTATTTTTTTTATTAAAAGGACAATCTTTTCCTAATTGATCCACGGGGTGTATTTGAGGATCCCCTGCATTTACATTAATACCCTTGATATCAAGTAGAGTTCTTTCTATGGTGTGCCAAGAAACTCTAAACTCAGTATCTTGTTCATTTAATTTTTCATTTTTAAAATTATGTCTTATATAAAAATCTTGATCTAGTTTTAGTATGTAACCAGCTGTTAAAGAATCTAAAAAAGGTATACAACCTTTGATGGTTTTATACTCAACGGTATGTTTTAGCTCTTTAAACCAATCAGGTATATTTAATTTAGCTGGGATTGGAAAATTATCTTTGAATAAATCTTTTGAAGATTCGGGATAAATAAATTCTATTATTTTTTCTTTCATAAAAAATTTCTTTCGTCTAAGATTTAGATAATAAACTAAATTATATTAAAAGCAAAATATTTATTATCGTCTCTCATTTTATCTTGAATACCTGGAGTGGGATAAGTTAAACTATCTAAATCAATAGATTTTAGATAGGTTAAAACTTCTCTAGCTTTTTCTACTTGAGAGTGATTTGGTCTTCCCGAAATTCTTTGATCTATTAGGTCAATATATTGACCTAATTCTGCTTCAAACTCCTCTCTATCCACCAACTTAGTTGTCTCTGGTGTTGGGACTGTTCTTATAGTGGGAGTGTTGTTAGAAAAAGTTTCATGATCAAACTCTTTAGTGCCCTCAACTATTGCATCATAATCTTCGTCTGATATATCAAATATTTTATATAAATTATCGTAACCTCTAGTTAAATATTCTAAATCCACATCTGTTTTAGCATAACCGATAAAATCACCTACTTCTAAATTTTCTACATTTCTAAAAACTATTTTAGCCACAGTATTAACCTATGTCCTCATAAATTTTTAATCCACCAGGAATACCTACGTTTCCAATTGTTTGGTTGTTTGGTTGACCTCCAAAACCACATTCTAATCTGATATTACCAGATAATGTGTCGACACCAATTTGCGGGATGGGAGCTGGTCTATCTCCATTGTTTCCATAAACTATGGATTCAGCACAATATTTTTGAACATTTGCTACAGATGCTGCAGTAGTAGGAGTTGCATTTGTACTATCACCACCTGCGTTACCTGGAGTTGTTAGGTCAATGGCATTTGATGAACCTGTTACACTACCATGTATTCCTCCTATACCTGGAGATCCACCTCTGGATCCTCCCGACCCACCATTTGCAACAAAGTTTGTATTAAAAGTAGATGCAGTTCCTGCTGCCCCTGGAGTGGTGCCCGGTGTAATACTGCCTCCTGCTCCTAAAGCATAGGGCACTGAAAAAGGTTGCGATATTGGAGTTGCTAAAACACCAAATGCGCCATATCCACCGCCTCCACCTTGTCCTGGAGACGCTAAATTTCCTGATCCACCGCCGCCACCTCTCATGTAAACTATAATTTTAGAAGTATTGTTTGTTGCAGTAAAAGTTCCGTTAGCACCTGCAAGTGGAGCAACATCAACAGTTGTTAAAACCATGTTGGCTGCGCCAGCTCCAGATGAAGCTGAGACTACTCTTCCAGATGAATCAACAGTTACTGTTGCTGATGTAAAAGTTCCTTTTGCTGGTTTTATAATTCTTGGCATTTGTTATCTTTCCTCCTTAAAATTAATCTACTAATTCAACATATGAAACATGAAATGCTAAATCGTTGGCAGCACCCGCTGTTACAGCGATCAAATCTGTTTCATCTAAATAAATTGGTCTGCTAATTAAATCTAATGTTGAATCTGCAGGCACTGAAATTGTGCTTGCAATTTTAAAATAAGTTGAACCATTGTCGTTACTAATTTCTACTGTTGCGTCAACAGCAGAAGTTCCATCAATGTTTGCTAATAATATTGAATCAATTCTAACTGCAGTTTCTGCAGGAACATCGATCATTGTAGTTCTGTTTGTGTCAGACAGGGTACCCATAGCATTTTTAGGGGTAATCGTTGCGACGTTAGCTAGATTTGGTGTTGCCATATTTTAATCTCCTTTTAAATTAATATCCGAAAACTAAAGACAATGCAATAGCTTTTCCGTCTGTTGTTATTTTTTGTGTAGAACTAGTGCCATTTGCATTAGTTAATTTACCAACTCCTGAGCCTTTTGGCACCAAAGTAAGGTCAATATTTGTATCACCCCCAACTGCTGAAAGAGTAGGGCTATTGCCGGTTGCAGCGTTTGTTATATCAAAATGGTTGACTGCAGAGGCTGTTGTTTGAAATTGTAGCTGTTCGTTGCCGTTTTCGTCTCTAATTCCATGGTCATCGTCAAAATCAATCATGAAAGAATTAGTGTCTAGGTTACCACCTAATTGTGGTGTAGTGTCATCTACGACATCTCCACCAAACGCAACAGAAACTATATTTGGATTTACACCATCATCCGCTTTTGCGTATGCTAAAATAGTTTTACCGTTTGCAACAGTAGCGGAGGTTCCTGATCCAGTTACATATTTAAATACGACATCTTGTGAACCAGAGGTTCCATTTTTTAAAAGGTAAAGTTGTTGAACATCTAAAGGTATTGTAACATTTCTAGATGCAGTTAATGTTCCAGTAAATTCTATAACTCTGTGTGCAAGAGTTGCACCTGTTGAACCATCTGATACAGAAAGAGTTGTATCTCCAGAATCAGATACAGCTTGTGAAGCTGTTCCACCAATTGCTTGTTCTACGATTTCTAAATTAGTATTTGTTTTTGTTCCCCAAGTACCAGCATTTTCACCAGTTGCTTGTTTTTCTATACCCAGAGGGGTGAATGTTGATGCCATAATTTTCTCCTATGCGACGTCACTATATGTTATATTTGAACCTGTTGCAACATCAGAATATGAGATATTTGATCCAGTGTCAACAGCTTGATAAGCTTGTATTCCAAAACCTGTTGATGTTCCAAAAGTAGCTACTGAAGCTGTTACTTGTTGACCTGTTAATCCCATAACATCTGCAGGTGATAATGATCCAACAGAAGCAGTCATAGATACTCCAGTTAATCCCATAACATCCGCTGGAGATAAACTACCAAGTGCAGAGGTTATAGCTAATCCTGTAGGTAAAATAGTAGGATTTGATGTGACAGTTGTACTACCAACACTTGAAGTTGAAGAAACTCCAGTTAATCCCATTACGTCAGCAGGTGTTATAGAACCTACAGCAGAAGTTGAAGAAACTCCTGTTAATCCCATTACATCTGCAGGTACAATTGATCCAACACTTACGGTTGCTGATTGACCTGTTAATGTTCCAGTAAAATCTGATTTTGCTGTGGGTGATCCAACACTTGAAGTTGCGGAGACACCTGTTAATCCCATTACATCTGCAGGATTTAAAACAAATTGTCCCCAACCTTGTTCTTGACCCCAAGCACCATCACCAAAGCTAGATCCAACACTAAGACCTGATGTTATTGCATCAGGAGCTGTTAATGAAACTATTTCATCAGTTACATCACCCCAAGTTGATGCAGGATCATTATAAGGATCTGCACCCCAACCTTGTGTAATAGGGTTTTGTGTTCCCCAACGTCCTTCGTCCCAGGTTGTGCCTGATTGGTTCCAAGTATTGGGCATAAGGATCTACCTCCTTATGCTAATCTTATTATAGCGTTGGTTGCGTCTGCTGCTGGAAATTCAATTGTAAAAGTTCCACTTGTTACAGTTTTATCAGAACCAAAAGCTATGGCTGCAACTGCTTTATTAGACTCTGATGAGTTATATATTAAGGCAGCGTTTGCAGTAAACGATGCAGATGTAAAACTTACGTTAGCAAAATCACAAACAGCTGTTGTGCTGTCAGATGTTGGTGTAACACTTGTAAGTGTGGCTCCACCTGATGTGTATGCAGTTCCAGATGAGTTTGTAATTTCGTTTGTTGCTGAGAAAGCTGTTGTGCCAGCGCCTAGTGTTGCTGAACTTGTGAATAATGCTATTTTAAAAGTATCACCAGTTGTAGCTGTAAAATCATGAACTCCTTTTAAAAGTTCTACTTTAAAACTTGTGCATATTGCCGATGTATTTGCCATAATTTTTCTCCTACGGGTTCACTGAATTTATTGGTATTCGAACAGTGCCATCAGTATAGTCATCTCTTCGTCTTCTACCAACTTGTTCATTAGCAAACTTCTGTACTTCTTCTTTATATTTATTTTCATATAAAGTCAACATGTCTATCGGACCTTTTAAAAATCCATATGTTTCTGATAAACAACAATACAATAGCCCATTTGGAAAGTTAAGACTAATATAGTTAGTATCATTATTTTCTAATAACACAGGCATAAAATTAAAATGTATTCTAAATTTATATGCTTGATCTGGAGTCGGAGCTAAAGCTATACGTCCTGAAGTAGTATCAGATTCTCCCGTTGCTCCACCATACATGGCATAATATTTAGGTTTACCTCTTTTTGCAGACTCAGTAGAAGGCACATATTCTTGTAAATACGTATAATCTTTTTTTTCTAAATATGAATTAGAACCTGTTACAGCTGATGTAGAATCGTAAACTTGTATGCTTCTTACAAATAAACACCCTGCTGGAGCATTAAACTGATTTTGACCTGCAACCATTGAGCCTGTTTGTTGTTTCCTATCTGCATCAATAGGAACCTCTCTCATTATTCTATACTGTGCATTTAAAATAATATTTTCTAAAACAGCGTCTGTTAATACGTTTGAATCTGTTTCTGTATAACTTCTTATTTGAGTTTTTAATCCTGATGCACTTAATCCAGCCATTATACTATTCCTGCTACCTCTCTACAAATAGGACAACTTTTTTTGTGCCTAGTATGTGTTCCACATTTTACTGCTTTACCGTCAACGTCTGTATACATAGGTGTTTCTGGTTCTGGCATGTCTTCATATAATTGAAGATGTTCATCCTTTTCAGGACACGCGCATTGTTTAATGCCGAATAAATTAGCTATAAAATTTTTTATTTTTTTAATCATGCTGTTACCGTTACTGGTCCTGCCGATGCAGAGCCGCCTCCTCCTGTTTCACTTATACTAGATGTTGTAGCTGTTGCAAAGGTATAATTATCACCATCTGTTTTTGTAATTGTGTATCCTGCAGCTAAATTTATTGTTGCTGCAGCCACTCCCCCAACAACACTTGCATCTCTAAAACAAACAGTGTCACCCGTTGATCGACCATGGTCTGGCTCATTGACAGATATTGTTGTAGATCCACTTGTTGTAGTAAATGCGTTTAATGGTAAAAGTTTTGGAACAGCTGTTTCTATTCTATCAGGTCTAACGTGTCGTAATGATATTGCATCACCATTCATAGGTTTAGGTTCTAATTGTGGTTGTTTTGGTTCAAACTCAGAAACATGCACGAATGAACCATTCCATTCTCTAACCATTTCTTTGTATGGAAACTCCATGCCAGATCTATCTGATATTGCTTTTGCGTATTTACCTGTTGCGTATTTTGCCATTATGATCCTGGGTAATATGCTTTTGGTGTTATGTGAGTGCTAGATGCAGAACCATCTTCTGCTAACGCTCTTGCGAACTCATCCTCATAAACTAATTTTGTTTGTTGAATTAATGCTGGTTGATATTTCATAGATAAATAATATGCTAATCCTGATACCATACAAGGCACAAATCTAAATGGAACATCAGTTGCATTCGTATAATCACCAACATCTTGTATTCTTTTTATGTAATAAAAATGCATATCTTTAGATGCATTAGTTGAATCTGGTGTTGGATAAATATGTATTCTAACTTTATCAATAAATCTTTCTACCCAATATTGATTAGGTGTGCCTTTAGATAATTTATTAGAAAAACCTGCATAAGTAGATCTATCCACTTTAGTCATAGGACTATCTGATTGTGTCGTTTGAGTTCTATTAGATCTTAACTGTGCTTCAAGAACATCGGACATACCAAATACACTTGCTGGTGTAGATACAGCGCTCGTGCCATCATCGCTAGATCTAAAAAAATCATAGTCTGACTGACCTTCAATTAAATCCATATTGAGTTCATCCACCTCCCAATAATGAATACCTCTATTGCCCCATTCTTGAAATAATATATTTAAAGTTCTTCTGGCATTTTTTAATTGATAACCAGCAACATTTTGCTGCCCGATACGTTCAAAAGCTTCCTCTATTATCTCGTCAATAGCAAAAGTTTTATCGAACGTTGCCGTTCCTGAAGTAGTATTAGCCATTTAAACTCCTAGCCATCAAAGAATGTCGTAACACTCACTGCTGTCCCTGCTGGAATATCTAGGAAAGCTCCTGCATCAAATAATACTCCATCATCTGGAATATACGGATCAATATAATCTTTTGTAGTTGTTGCAACTTGAAAAGAAAATAAAGACGTTCCTGTTACAGGTGATGTGTTGAAATAAGATATATTTCCTACCGTTCCACCAGTCGTTATGTGCATTCCTCTAACTCTTGTTCTACCAGCAGTCAATACAGCTTGTCCACCTGTAGTTCCTGCAGCGTTTCCAACTGAAGTGTTTGTTCCAACCGCGCCACTAGTAGCTATTTGAGTAACTGTGTTAAAAAATTTACTGCCTGTTACTGTAGTAGAATCTGGTCCAGTAATTGCTTCTGATAATGCATTACCTGCAATATCAGTTCCAGTCACTGTAAAAGTAACTCCAGAAACATCCGCACCACAAGTTATAGTAAGTTTACATGCTTGATCTGTCTGGTGAAATGCACCTGTCCCCGCTGCTGTTGCCAAACTTAAATTAGCAGCTCCACTTGTTGTTTGTAATGCAGCTACTGATGCTGTTGCAGCAGATAAACTATTTAAGAATGTTTTACTCTTTACGTCTGTTGACATTTGTTTCTCCTTAAAATTAAATGTGGGGCCGAAGCCCCACACTAATTAATTATTATGCTCCTAATATTCCTAAGAATGTTAGTCTCATAGTTACGCCAGATGCCCCTGGATCACCACTTACTACAACCTCTACTTCATCAGCAGTTGTTGTCGCTCCGCCTGTTCCAGTTCCTAATCCTCTAACACCATTGCATCCAAAAACACCTTTGAATCCTGTAGAGTTAACAGCAACAGCT